TAGGACTCCTATTGGTCTCGGAAATGCTCAGGTATTAATGGCTGTGATTAGGAAAACCTACGGATACAACAAGAAAGAAGACGCCATATCTATCAAACAAATTCAGGATCTAACCGGTATGAGCAGAAGAAATGTGATCTATTGTCTTCAAAATCTGGAAGCTAAGAAGATCTTAATTATCAAAAGAAAAAGAGGAAGAGGGCATCAAAACGAGATAAATCAGATATCTCTGCAAAAAAATTATGAAAAATGGGTAGTGCAAGAAAAATCTAACCAGTACTCTAAAGCACTAAATAAAAGGAAATTACACTATAGAAATACAGCCAAAAGGGTAGTGCAAGAAACAGGGGGTAGTGCAAGAAATAGCTCAGGGGTAGTGCAAGAAATAGAAAAAAACAGTCAATTTCTTGCACCCACAAAAGAAAATATACAAAAGAAATATACAAAAGAAAAAGAATATATATGTCCCAAAATTTCGGAAAGCGAGAAACCTAAGAAGCCGGAGAGATCTCAACCGAAATTTTCGGACACAGATATTAAGCTTACAAAACTCTTAATAGATCTAATCCTAAATAACAATCCTTCCTCAAGGGTAAGCCGGATGCCGAAATCTGTAAAACTGGATTGGCTTAATGAGTGCCGGAAGCTCAGGGAGATAGACAAGAAAGCTCCTGAAGAGATAGCTGAGGTGATCAAGTGGAGCCAGGAAGACAGCTTTGAAAAAACTGTAGTCCTAAGCATGCCTAAACTCAGAAAGAGATATGACGAGCTTTATCTCAAATACAAGAGGAATCTAAACAAAAAAGCTCCCAGGAAAACAGGATCAGAACTGTTAAGAGAAAAGATGAAAGAAAGGGGGTCTAATGACTTCGCTTGAAGATTTTACAAAGATCTTTGAAAGGCTCGAGGTTGTCTATGGGGTCAAAGACGAGAAAACTATCACTACCTACTGGGACAGACTTAAAAAGTTTGAGCCCTGGATAATCAGGAAAGCTGTAGACATAACCCTAGATGAAAGCGAAGCCGAGTATTTTCCTAAAATCTCCTTCCTGGTAAAGACGGCAACTTATATCAGACAGCGAGATCTAAGATTTCTAAAAAAGCCTACCTACTGCTCAAAGTGTGAATCTGGAGGGCTTGTTTTAGTCAGAATCAAAGAAGAGGGGATAGAGAGACAGGTAGCTTACAGGTGTGATTGTGCAAATGGAGAGAGGCTCAGCCAGGAAATAACTTCTATCAAAGACTTAAATGGAAAAGTAGCTCTTAACAATCCTGTCCAAAATGAGAGGCTACCACAAGCTGAATACAGCGAGCTAATAGGAGATCCCGGAAAGATGTTCAAAGGGATCCTGATAAAACGCTGCAAGAAATGCTCTAATCCCTATTTTGTGAAATACGAAAGAGAGATCAGAGTCAAAGATCTCATGGATCTCCACGAACGCTCTATAGGGCTCTGTGATCCCTGTTACATCAAAGAAGGCCGGAAAAGAGGATTTTGGGAATGAATAAAACAGTGCCTTATAACATCTATCAGTGTCCTCGCTGTCAGTTCCGGGAGTGGATAGAGTCTGAGGATCCTGAAGTAATAGGACTCTGCAAAAAACAAAACAAGAGAATTATACAAACAGTCAAGGATCCTTTAACAGCTGGGATCCCGAGCTGTGAGTTTTTCAAAAACGGTTTGAAAGGGAGGTAATATGAAGCGCGCTAGATCTTATCCTTTTGTTCCCTGGCTTATCAGCATTGTCCTCTGGGCTTTTCTATTAAGCCTCTTGACAGGCTGTTCTAGCTCAGAATCGCCGGTAGTGAAAGCAGAGATTGAGATCTCACTCGATCAAAACCCGGCTATTATCACCTTTGATGAAACTTGTCAGAGGTGGAGGTTCCAAAACTGTATTAACTTCAAAGAGGTGAAAGGCGTAAGCGGAGAGCTAGAAGCAATTATTTTTGAAGTCTCAAGCTATATCACTCCTCTATACAAACGGATCTATGAAAGCCGGAAATTTAGAGGATTTGAAGCTTGGAAGATTTGTATTGATATCAATCATGAACGAGTTATGAAAAATCTTCAGGTTACTATCCTGGGAGCTGATGAATTTGGAAACAGGATAGAATACAGCAAGGTTTTCTTTCTGACTAAGTAACACAGGGGAAAATGAAAGCTTGGATCTGGCTACTACCTCTGCTGGGTGGCCTTATTGCTTATATTATCATGGATTTTATTTTAGAGAGATTCGGCGAAATCAAAATAACTATCAGACTCAAATGAGAATACAAATCATAATGCCCGGAATAGTTACCCCTTCAGGTAACGAGTTTAAACGCTGGCTTAGAGTCAACGCTTATTGGAGGTTCGGGCAAATAAAAAAAGATTATCATAATATGCTTTTGCTCTGTAACGCTCATGATGAAAAATACAAAGTCAAAGGCAAGGAAAAAAGAAAAGTAAGTTTTTACAGTTTTAGAGAAAGACTTTTAGACGATGACAACCTTTCCGAGGGTTTTAAATATCTCCGGGATAAACTCATAGAGTTTAAGCTCATTTATAACGACAGCCCAAAATACCTTGAGCCTTGGTATGAACAAAAAATAGACCAGCCGCTTAGAACCGAAATCATCATTGAGGATTTAGAATGAGGTGAACATGTCTAAGATTAAGACTTATGTTATTTCTTGCTCTTCAGATGTGGAGCTTGATGCAAGAGGATTATATGTCTGGGGTGGGATCAAAAAAGCTCGTTTCCTGCCCGAAAGCATAAAAGATGCAAAGAGAAGAGTATTGAAATGCAGGATTGAAACAGGTTGTCAAAGCTGCGACGCCGAGATCCATGAAGTAATTTTAGAAAGAACGAAAAAAACTTTAAAACAATCCTGATGTAATATAAGATATTAAGAAATTCTTAATAAGGGTACTAGCATGGAAAAGGATAAAGAGTTAACAAAACAGGATTTGCTTGATTGCGTGGATTATGTTAGCAAACACTTCGATACTTACATTGGAATCGAAATGGGGAAAGATTTTTTTTATCAATGCTTGAATAAAGTTCGAGCTTTAATTGAAGAACACGTAGAATAAGAACTTTTCTGAAAAGCACCCAAAAAAACTTTTAACAAACTAAAATATTTTTGCAATTTTAATCAGTTAAAAATCCTGATTTTTCCTCATATAACTGCACAATTCTTGTGCAAAAGTTTTTAAAATTTTTTTGACGGCTTAATTTTTTATTTCTACCTTTGTCTATGAAATGGACAAGGGTTTACATAAAAAGCCTATCTTAGTAATTGACCCCGGCCACGGGGGAACAGATCCAGGAGCTATAGATCCTCTTTACGGAATCCAGGAAAAGCGAGTAACGCTCAACGTAGCCCTTTATCTCAAAGAGTGGGCTTTGAAAAAAGGATCCTTTACTCCCTATTTGACCAGGGACGATGATAGGCATGTCTCTTTAGACGAGAGGTGCTTTACATCAAATTCCTGCAATGCCGATGCTTTTTTAAGTATCCATTGTAACGCGAGAGAGAGAAGAGGGAAGCTGGGGATTGAGATTGAGACTTATCATTTCCCGGGATCCGAAAAAGGCAAGATCTATGCTAGGCTGATTTTAGATATTTTATTCGACTTAGTAAACAAACTGACTCCCTGTTTTAACCGCGGAGTCAAGGAAAAAGGGTTTTATGTCTTAAAACACACAAAGGCTCCGGCTGTGTTAGTCGAGCTGGGCTTTCTCTCGGATCCTGAAGAAGCTACCTGGCTAGTAGGATCTGCGAACCAGGAAGCTATGGCAGCCGCTTTAGGTAAGGCCTCAGGGCTTTTTCTTTTAGGGAGATGAATGGTTATCACTACTTCAAAAGCATTCTGTCTCACGCTTGCTTTACTCTTTGCTGGCTTCATTTGGGCCTCTTTTATCCCCGAGGCTCCTTATGTCACTTTCGCCGGAACAGTAGGGCTGGCTTTCGGAGCCTTAGCTGGAAAGAGGTTAGCTCAGAAAGCAAGCTGGGCCCAGGAAGGGGAAAAGCTGAATGAGTAAATACATTAAACCTGCTTTGATCTTTTTTGCCTTCCTGATTTTAGCCTTATTCCTGATTGAAAGGAGCTGTAGTAATCCAGATGCAAAATATTTTGAGCTTAAAGGACAATTTGAATCATATAAGGAGAAGGTCAAAGCAGAAGAAAAAGAAGCCCAGAAAAGGGAGCTGGAAAAGCAAGCCGAGATAGAGAAAAAAGAAGTTGAGATCTCAGAACTGAAAGACAAGATCTTTGACCTGGAAGAAAACAGAAAGAAGCTCCAGGAAAAAGATTCAGAGAAAGCCGAGAGAATCAGAGAGCTGGAAGCTCAAAGGGTGCCGCTTGTAGACAAAGACAAGATCATTGAAAACCAGGATCTTCAAATCTCGGCCTGGAAAGAGCGTTTCTGGAACGAGAGGGAAGACAAAGAGAATGTCATAAAAGAAAGGGATTTCTGGGCTAGAGTAGCTTTCAAGGAAAAGGCCAAATTCCAAGCAGAGCAGAAGATCTCCCAAAGCCTGAGAGAAAGGCTGGAGAAAGAGCAGGCTCTAAGGATCCTGGCTGAAAAACTGAATGAGCAAAACGAGAAGAGGTTTAATCGCCTTAATTTTGGATCCACAGTAAAAACCGTCCTGATAATAGGCTCAGTTGTAGCCGGGGGGTATGTGATCTTCAAGGAAGTGAAATAAGGAGAAAGCATGTCTGATAAAGAGATCTGGCTCGTGATTCTGACACTCTCTCAAGCTGTGCTCTTAGGACTAAAGATCATCGAATATCTGAGCAGGAAGAAAAACGGGAATCCAACGCCCCTGGGAAACAACCCTCACCCATGCCAGCAGCATGGAGAGAGGATAGCCAAGCTCGAAGCTTCCTTAGAGGCTTTCAAAGAAGACAACAAAGACGAGCACGCCCAGCTAAGGGAAAACATATCAAGGGTCTTCAAGCTCTTGAATGGAGTAAAAAGCTAAGGATGAAAAAGCAGCCTGAGATCCTTCAAGTCTCTTTTGGCTCAATAATGCCTTGGGAGAAAAACCCCCGGAACATCAAAAAGGAAAAGCTTGAAAAGCTTGCCGAGTCTATTGAGAAATACGGACTCTTTCAAACCCTGACTACCTGGAAAGAAAACGGAAAATACATCACAGGGGGAGGAAACATGAGATGGCAGGCTATGAAGCATATCTTGAAATGGCCTGCCGACAAGCTCATCTGGATCAGCCTCAATTATCCTGAAAGCGAGAAGGAAAAAATAGAGCTGGCTCTCTTAGACAATATGATCTTCGGAATCTACGAAGACGCGAAGCTGGCCGAGCTGATCTTTCCTTACAGAGAAGAGATCAAGCTCGAAGACTTCGAAGTAAACCTGAAGCAGCCTGTGGATCTGAAAGCTCTCCTGGGTGAGTTTGCTCCTGCAGGAGGCGAAGAGGATCCCGGGGATCCCGGAGAGGGAGCAGAGGAAGGGGAAGAGATAATCTGCCCTAAGTGTGGTTTCAAATGGCTAAAGTAGGAGTCCTGGTATTCACAGATCTCGTTAAGAAGCGAGCAAAGAGGGAGTCTACTCATTTTGACAGCCTCAAATATTTGGGGATTAAAGCTGTCATGAAAGAGATAGACCGGAAAAAGCACACAGTAGACTTTATCTCAGCTCTAGATCTCAACGATTGCGACTATGTTTTAGTCCCTATCCACTCCTACCAGGATATCCACAACTTAGTTAGAGCTGTCTCGCCATACAAGAAAAAGAGGAAAGCTAAGATCATAGTAGGCGGCCAGGGAGTAGTGAATGTCAAAGCTTATCTTGATTACATAGACATAGCTGTGTTTGGAAGAGCTGAAGGGCAGATAAACGAGATCCTTGAAGGGGGGAGCCCTGAGAATGTCCTGATAGTCAAAAAGGATCCTGACTTAGAGAAAAGCTACGTCTACAGACAGCCTCAGTACTTAGTAGACGGAGAGAAAAACGTAGGCTGCCGGAATAAATGTTACTTCTGTTACTACAGCTGGACTCATAAGCTTTTCTGCCCTGTAAAAAATTACAATTCCACAGTCTTTGATGAATGCTCAACTGAAGACGATATCAAGAGCCTGAAAGTCACAGGATCCGGACACTATATTACAGCTATAGATGGATTCTCCGAAGAGTCCAGACTCAGAGTCAATAAGAAGATCACTAATCTAGATCTTGAAACTAAAATCAAAGAGTTTTTGTCCGTAAAAGCCGAGAAGAAGATCTTTATTAAGATCTACACTATCGCTGGCTTCCCCTGGGAGCAAATTGGGGATGATTATATTGACGAGCTGAAAGGGGTAATAGAGAGGGCAGACGGACCAGTAGCCTCAGCAGGGCTTTCCCTGTATTTTCAAGTTACCCCTTTCTCCCCGAGTCCTCTTACTCCCATGCAGTACTCTAAGCCTAATTTCTCCGTAGATTTTCGCCGTTATTTTCAGGATCCCAAGCGGATAGTCTTCTACAGGAGTGAAAACATAATAGCCTGTTTCGGGATCTTCATAAGGCCTCCTTCAGCTCTCTTTGAAGAGGTCTTCATGCACAGGGCAAGAAGAGAGGACTCCTGGCTCATAGAGAAAGTCTTTCTGAATCCTAAATACTCAAGGCTCAAAGACTATCAGAAAATACTCTGGCTCAGAGATCGAGGCTTCTTAGAGAAGTATGAGACAGGGGAAGCCGAAGAGTGGAGCTACCTCTCGGCAGGGCATGATTTCTCAGGTTTTAAAGGGAAGTTCAACTAAGAAAGATGAAAAACAAAGCTTTCAAACCCAGAGTTGTAGAACTCATAGAACTGCTACAAAAGAAAAAAGTTAAAGCTGAAGATCTCTCCTATCGTCAAAGAAGGAGAATAATCAAATACTTTTTGGAAGAGCAGAGCGAAGTATCTAACACTCAGATAGGGGAACTCATAGGGACTACAGGCCAGAATGTAGGCCAGGTAAAAAAGCACCTACTCAAAGAAGCAGCCTGGGAGATAGACGAGCTTGATGTTAAGTCCCTTGCTGTCTCCCTGAAGAAGAAAAAAGAAGAGTACCAGCGGAAAGCAGCTAAAGATCATAACTACTCTTTAGCTTGGAAGATTGAAATGGACTACATAGAGAAAATGCAGAGCCTGGGCTTCATCCACAAAGAGCCTGAAAACATAAACCTTAAAAACTACGAACCTTCAATTGAAGACATGAGGGACTCTTTTAAGCAATACGATGAGGAAAATGGAAAAACAGACTAGAGAAGTGTTCGCTGAGATCTACAAAAGATATGAGGATCCAGTCTTCTTTGTAGAACACGCTCTAGGACACTCTACCTGGAGTAAGCAGAGAGAGATCCTGAATAGTGTTAAAGAGAACAAAAAGACAGCTGTCAGGGCTTGCCATGGATCCTCCAAAACTTTTACAGCTGCCGAAATTGCTGTCTGGTTTCTAAATCACTTCGAAAACTCAAAAGTCATAACTACGGCTCCTACTTTCTCACAGATAAAAAACCTCTTATGGGCCGAGATAAACGCCGCTCACACTTCGAGCCGAATCCTCTTAGAAGGCGAATGCCTGACCACTGCTATAAAGACAAATAAGCCTGACCATTTCGCTATTGGATTCAGCACAGATAAACCGGCCAGGGCTGAAGGCTGGCATGCTCCTGAGATCCTCTTTATCTTTGACGAGGCTAAAGGGATCCCTCAATGGCTCTGGGACTCGGTAAGGGGATTAATGACCGGGGGATTCTGTAGATGGCTGGTCATATCCACTACAGACGGAGTAGAAGTAGGGGAGAACTTCTACAAGGCCTTTAAAGATAATAACTCTGACTGGAATACTATCCACATATCAGCCGCCGACTCCCCTTATCTGACAGGAGAGAAATTCAGGAAGATTGAAGTTGAAGATAAAGGGCACCCTGAAAAATTCAGGCTCAAATACATAGATCCTAAAGATCTAAAGATCCAGATTGCCAATCAAGAGTATATTTCCGAGTGTGAAAAAGAATGGGGGAAGGACTCTGTCTTATTTCTTACCAAAGTCAAAGGCGAGCTTGTAGACCAGGGAGCAGACACAATTATCAAGCTCTCTCAAGTCCAGGCTATGTTCGATAACTACAAAAACAAAGATTTTGACGACACAGGAGCTGAAGAAGCAGGGATTGACGTAGCTCGAGGGGGAACTGACGACACAGTTTTTATCAAGAGAAAAGGTCTAAAAGTAACCGACTATAAAGTCATAACTTCTAAAGATCTCCCTCCAAAAGAAAAGATAGTTTTCATAGCGGACGAGCTTGAGATCTTCTTAGGCCGAAATAAGAAGATGAAAGTCAAGATTGATGACACAGGAGTAGGGGGAGGCCTCACAGATACCATGGAGTCAAGGAAATATAACGTAGTCCCTGTCAAATTTGGGGAAGAGGCCAAGGATCCTGATAAGTACCCTAACATGATCTCCGAGATGTGGTTTGAAGTGGCTAAGATCATCCAGGAGATAGCCTGTCCTGAGATCTCGAGGCTTCAGAAGGAGCTGGTAAACAGAAAATATCTCCCTTTAGACAAACAAGGCCGCCGGAGAGTAGAGAGCAAAGAGGATTACAAAAAGAGGACAGGACTAGGGAGCCCTGACTTTGCAGACGCCTTCCTTTTAGCTTTTGCAGACGCTGAGAAAATTGGACCGCGAATTAGATCCTTTAGCGATTAAGGGATGAAAGAAAATGGAATACAAGACAGTAAAGCTTAAACTTCCTGGGATCTTCAGGACGAAGCAAAGCCGGACCTGGAGATCTATTCTTTTATTCCTGAGCAAGCTTCCTGTCTGGACTCCTAAGAACTACGCTCAGTTAGCAAAGGCCGGATATCAGGCTAACCCGGCTGTATACGCCTGTGTCTCTTTGATTGCTTCAGCTGTAGCAAGTTTAGACTGGGTACTTTTCCAGAAAGCAACAGGGAGCCAGGGAGATAAAAAAGAAATCACGAATCATAAGCTCCTAGATCTCCTTGATCGCCCTAATCCTAAAGAAAGCAAATATAAATTCGTTGAGAAAGTTATAGCCTATCTTCTCCTGGCCGGAAACACTTACATAGAGAGAGTAGGCCCGGAGAGAGGCCCGCCCAGAGAGCTTTACTGCCCTCGTCCGGACAGAATGAAAGTCATCCCTGGAACCACCCTCGATTTAGTAGGTGGCTACCAGTACAGCTCAGGGAAAGGGGATCCTGTACCTTTTGAACCTGAAGAGATCTTACACGTAAAGCTCTTTCACCCTACTGAAGACTGGTACGGATTGAGTCCTCTTGAGGCTGCTGCTAAAGGGATAGATATTTCAAATATGCTGATGAGCTGGAACGCTAAGCTGCTTGAGAACGACTGCCGGCCACCAGGGGGATTATCTACAGAAAGTAACCTGACTGACGCTCAATTTGAGAGAGTCAAGAAAGATCTCAAAGAGAAATACCAGGGCTATGAAAACGCCGGAGAGCCTTTACTCCTTGAAGGTGGGCTTAAGTGGCAGAGCTTCGCGATCCCTCCAAAAGAAGCCGACTGGCTGGGTTTAGATAAAGCTACCGATAAAAAGATCTGTATGGTCTATAACGTAGCTCCTGAATTGATAGGGGATTCTGAAAACAAGACTTATTCAAACTACCAGGAAGCCAGGAAAGCTCTCTATATGGAAGTTGCTATCCCTATTATGGATATGCTGAAAGACGAGCTTAATTACTGGCTGGTTCCGGCTTTCGGAGAAAACTTAGAGTTAGGCTATGACCGGGATTCAATAGAGGCTATCCAGGAAGACAGGAATAAAGCTTATGAGAGAGTATCAAAAGCATGGTGGATGAGCCTGAACGAAAAGAGAGAAGCTACAGGTCATGAAAGCTGGGGGAAAGTAGGAGATGTTATCTATGTCCCTATTGGCTTGGTCCCTCTTGGATCTACCGGCACTGATACAGATACGGATACAGACGATGATAATGACGATGATGACGACAAAGCAGCCGGATCTCAAATAATCATCAAGGCTGCCGAGATCAATAACAAGGGCTTTTGGCAAAAACTAGAAAGAAAAGAAGCCCTCTGGAATAACTTTGCAAGCAGAGTCAAAGCTAAAGAGAGGCCTTTTGTAGATCAAGTCAGCTCATATTTGAAAGAGCAATCTAAGACGGTCAAAGGAAACTTGAAAGGCTTAATATCCCTTTCTCAGATCCAGCCTGAAAATCTTTTAGAAGCAGATAAAGAAATAGCAAGATATCAGGAGAAATTTCTCTCCTGGTATTCCTTTACTTTCACAACTGCTATGGAAGCCGGTCTTGAAGCTTCGAAGGGAGCCCTCTACGAGCTGGATATGAAGCAGGGGATAGATCTAGTCAACCTGGATCCTGAAATCATGGCCAAGCTCACAGAGATGATTGTTTTCTCCGGCACTAAGATAAACGAATTTACCATGACTCTCATAATGGACACTCTGAGAGTAGCCGAATTCGATAACTGGACTGTAGAAGAGTTCACCCAGGAGATCATGAATAAGTTCAGCCAATTTAACGGCTTCAGATCTCGGAGGATTGCCAGAACCGAAGCTATGAAAGTAGAGAACTGGGGTCAGCATGAAGGCTATGTAGAAAGCAGGTTCATAGAACGCCGCGGCTGGCTTTCTGCTTTCACTCCCAAAACAAGGGAAGATCACAAAATAGCTGATCAGACTTACAGCGATAATCCTATCCCTCTCGGCGAGCCTTTTGAAGTAGGGGGAGAGCTGATGATGTTTCCAGGAGATGGGAGCTTAGGAGCCTCGGCTGCCAATATCATTAACTGCTTATGCTCAACTTATCCTGACGTTGAGGAGAGTTGAAAGGAGTTAGAAAGATGGAAATCAAAACATTTAATTTTAAGCTTACAAAAGAGCTGGACGAAAACGGATCCTTCTCAGGCTATGCCAGTGTCTTTGATGTAAAAGACTCCTATGAAGAGATAGTAGAAAAAGGAGCCTTCAAAAAAACGCTCGGTGAGTCAAAGACTTTCCCTCTTTTGTGGTATCACTGGCCGGATAATGTTTTAGGGATAGTCGAAGGAGAAGAAGACGAAAAAGGGCTCTTTGTAGAAGGAAAGCTCAATCTAGAGGTACAAGCAGCCAGAGAAAAACACGCCCTTTTGAGACAGAAAGCAATAAAAGGCCTTTCAATAGGCTTCACTACAATAAAAGACAAGATCTCGGAAAATATAAGATACCTGAAAGAGATCAAGCTCTGGGAAGTGAGTTTAGTCACCTTCCAGGCTAACCCAAAGGCTTTAGTTGAAGCTGTGAAAGCTGCTGTAAGCGCAAAGCCTGATCCTTCACCCGAGTATTTCAAACAAATTCAAGAAGCCGCTCAGATCCTGAACGCACTTCTTACTGCTCGCGAGCCGCTTAATGGCACTCAAGAGGCAGAGAAGCCGCAAGAGAAAGCCTCTGATGATCCTGCCAGTAGGGAACCATCGGAGCCGGATCAAGATGAGCTTAAAAGGCTTCTAAACGAGTTAAACAAAATCAAATCTTTAATGGAGGTAAAAACTCATGGATAAGAACGAAGAGAAGAAGTCTGTAAACGAAGTTCACCAGCTAGTCAGCGAGCTGAGGCAGAACTTTGAAGACTTTCAGGATGGGATCCTGACTAAAGCTGATTTTCAAGAGATCCAGCAGAAAATTGAAGAGCGACTTGACGTTGTAGAGACTAAGCTCAACAGGCCCCCTGCAGCCGCTCAAGCTGAAACAAAGGAAGAGCCTGAAGTGATAGAGTTCAAGACCTTTTTCAAGTGGGCAAGGAAAGGCTTTGAAAACCTTGGGCCTGAAGAGCAGAAAGTCATGAAGATCTCTGACGATGTAGCCGGGGGCTATCTTGCTCCTATCCAGCTTCAAACCAGGATCATTGAACTGCTTACTGAGATCTCACCTATCAGACAGATCTCTCAGGTTGAGACTATCTCAGTCAGCGGAGTGGAGTTCCCGAAGGAAGGGAGCGACACTGTTACCGCTGCATGGCCTGATGAAACCCTCGTAGCCGGTGATTATAAGTTCGCTATGGAAAAGCTGGAGCCTCATGAGCTGAGAGCCCTGGTCACTCCTAAGAGGACTCTGCTTGAAGATTCCTTTTTCGATATTGAAGGCTGGATTCAGAGACAGACAGCTAAGAAGTTCGCAAAAAAAGAGGCTACCGCTTTTATTTCCGGAACCGGGCCTTCCAGACCCGAAGGGCTTCTTTCAAATTCCGATATTGGAGAAGTGGTCAGTGGAAATGCTTCAGCTCTAACAGCTGATGGAATTATCAAGCTCTTTTATGGCCTTCCTGAATTCTACGCTAAAAATGGAAAGTTCGTCATGAACCGCTCCTCAATCCAGGCTGTAAGGCTCTTCAAGGACCAGAACGACCAGTATCTCTGGCAGCCTTCCTATCAGGCCGGCCAGCCTTCAGCTCTCTTAGGGCGTCCTGTAGTCGAAGCTGTTGATATGCCTGACGTGGCAGCCGGAACTTACCCTATCCTTTTTGGCGACTTCAAAGCTGGCTATCTCATAGTTGACCGTACAAACATGGCAGTTCAAAGACTGACTGAAGTTTATGCCACTCAAGGGCTTGTAGGATTCCTGTTCTGGAAGAGAGTAGACGCTCAAGTGATCCTGGCTGAAGCGCTCAAGAAGCAGAAAGTAGCTGCCAGCTAATTAAACGGAGGAAAAACAATGAGAGATATGTATCATGACATGAAAACCGAGATCTCCTTGAACATGCAGGCTCTGACAGCTGCCGCTGATGGCGACGCTATCATTGACCTTCATGGCTACCAGGGAGCAAGGATCGAGATCAGCTCAGGGACTATCACAGACGGCACCAGCTACGAATTCGAGCTGAAAGAAGGAAGTGAGAGCAATCTTTCAGACGCCGCGGCTGTAGCAGACGATGACATTGTAGGCTCAGAGCCTACCTTCCTTGCTGCCGATGATAACAAGGTCAAAACTTTTTCCTATGTAGGGACCAAGCGTTATATCAGGATCGATCTGAAAACCGTAGTGGGATCTCCTTCAACCGGCGGCTATTTCGAAGGCCGAGTCATCAAAGGCCATCCGAGACACAAACCAGCACAGTCTTAATGATCCTGCTGACAAAAAAGCCGGACTGGCTTATTGAGATGGAAAAACGAGGTGAGAGGCTTCGCGCCTCTCGCCTCAGATCTCAAAAAAAGAGATTAAAGGAGAAAACTATGAACCTCAAAATGTCAGAGACAGTCAAAGGAGCTTCGGATCCCAGCGGCGCTCAAGTTAAAGAGTACCAGGAAGGAGAGACTTACGAGGTGCATGAAAGCCTGGCTAAAGTCTTTCTCAAGGAAAACTGGGCTGAGGAAGTGAAAGCTAAGAAAGCAGCTCCTGAGAACAAAGCCAAAGGGAAGGCTCCAGAGAATAAAGCTAAGAAATGAACAGGTAGGAAATGGCCGACTTAATTACTCTCTCGGAACTCAAGCCTTACATAAAAGTTGAAGCCTCGGAGACTGCTTTTGACACGCTTTTAAACGCTATGATCTCTGAGATCTCAAAGCTTATGCAGAATTTCATAGGCTGTGATGTTATCGAAGCTACTTACCCGAGCATCAAAGTAAATGGTAGTGGTAGATCAGTTTTAGATCTCCCTAACTGGCCTATTACAGCTGTCTCTTCTGTCAAAGAAGACGAAATAGCTCTGATTGAAGGGACTGACTTTGAAATTAGCCAACATGGAGATTATTTGATAAGGCTTGATGGTTTTGGAGGTGAGAGCAACTGGGTGAAGGGAGTAAAAAACATAACTGTCAGTTATACAGCCGGATATTCTGATCTCCCTGGAGATTTGAAGCTGGCCTGCAAAAAGCAGATAGGGCATGAGTGGAAGCAGCAAAGTAACAAAGAATGGGGAGAAACTTCCAGATCCTTTCCTGATGGATCCGTAGCTTTCACTCCTACTTCAGATCTCCTGGATTCAGTCAAATCAATCTGCAAACGGTACAGGAAGGTAAGACTATGACGGTTAAAGCTGACTACAAAGGACTCTATAAAAAGCTTAAGGCCCAGAAGAAGATCCCTCTAGCTTCAGGAGTTCAATTAACCAAGTTCGCAGGGAAGGGGATAAAGGCTCTGAAGAGAGCTGTCTCAGGGGGGATCCTCAAAACAAGATCCGGGCACTTGAAACGGAACATAGGGCACTCTCTCACAGCTGATAGCAAAGGCTACAAACTCAGCATAGGGACAGGAGAAGGGGGGACAGCCAGCGTTAAGTATGCCAGGATCCACAACCGGCCTAAAGGATCCAGCACAAAAGTTTCAGCTAAAAACGCTAAATACCTCACAATTCCTTTCCCAGGAGTCAAAGGGAGAGCCAGGAACTTCTCAGACACTTTTGTAATCAAGTCGAAATCAGGAAACCTGGTCATAGCTCAAAGGACAGGGAAACGCGGCTTAAAACCTTTATTCCTTTTGAAGTCTTCTGTAGATATCCCCGGTCGGTATTGGTTTACAGGAACACTCAAAGGGATGAGAGGCCTGTTAGATCAGTTTATGTCAGCTGAAGAGATCCTAAAGACAGCTATGAGGCTAGGTTGAGGTAAGACATGGCGCCAGCAGATCCTAAAAGGCTCAAAGTAGCTGATAGATTTGTAACTATTCTAAAAAATATTACAGCCGGTGACAACTACTTTTTTACTCCCTTAGAAGTAGTCAAACATTATGTCTTTCCTGAAGAAGCAGCCTGTATAAAAGATCGCCCTGTCTATTCAGTCTATCCCGAAGGTAGCGGAGGATCCTTTTCAGATAAAACCGGAGGGGTCTACGCTGAAATATATCCTCTAGTAGTGCATGGGATAGTTGAAAACCCTGTAGACACAGTAGGAGATCTTGAAAAAGCTGTAAGAGACGTCAGGAAGGCTGTAGAAGCCGATTCTAGGGACGAGAGCTCGGGAGCCTTAGGGGATCTATGTATTAACGTCTCAATCGCCTCTCCCCCTGAAACTGATGGGGGAGTATTTTCAGGAATTGGCAGGGGCTACTTTTCTCAAGAGTTTATGATCCATGTATCAGGATTAGTAACGGAGCTTTAAGAGTGATTAAGAAACTGAAGCACAGGTATAAAGAGCGAAAATTCAAAAGACTCCTCAAGCAGTCAGTAGTACTGCACAAGCTCCTGGATCTCTTTATGAAAAGACATCAATGGCCGAGCTGGAAAAGAAAACAGTTCTGGCATGACTTCATAAAATCTCCAGCTTCCAGAGAAAAAGTGTTACTGGAGATCTACAAATCTTTAAACGGAGGGAAACGGAAATGAGCGGTCAATTCAAGTGGCTTTTAGGTTCAGCTCAGAAATGGGAAAGCGGACCTGAGCTAATACCGGGAAATACTTATAACGTAAAAGATTTTTCGCCTGAAGTTGTAGCTGAATGGGTTAGGACTAAAGCGGCTAAGTACGTTAAAGAGGATCCTAAGGCGAAGAAAACAAAATCAGGGAAAAAAGGAGATTAAAAAATGGCTACTCCAAATCAACCACTAACAAAACTTCATGCAAGAGGAGCTAAGAAAGGCTCAACCTGGGGAACAGCTGTAGCTCTAGCAGCCGGAGATGAGATCAAGCTCATAGGAAACTCAGGATTACAGCCGCCTGTCTATCCTTTGGTCCCGGCTAAAGAGTCAAACACTCCATTTATCAAAGTTAGTCACCTTGGCTTACAAGAGCCTATTGATATCAGCCCTAAAGCTATCATGCGATACGACAACGGAAGGCTGAATACTCTTCTAGCTATGATCTTTGGCACAGCTGGCACTCCTACTCTGGACAGCACGTCTTTAGCCTACAAACATGTCTTTCAATGGGCTGACGATATAGCAGGGCTGTTTGCTACCTGGGTAGAAGAGAGAGCCGGGAAGATCTACGAAGTCCCTTCAGCTAAAGTCTATAAAGTTGAGTTCGGATTTGAAGAGGGAGAGCTGAAGATCACGCTATCCCTGAGAGGCGATACTTGTAAAGACGACTCTGCTACAAACACAGCTACCCAAATAGATGCTATCACTATCCCGGCTTCAGCTTTAGGAACCGAGATCACTTTCAAACAAGCTGAAGTGAAGATAAACGCTGAGAGTGGAGGTGATGTAGGCTCCGAGAATGCTTTAGTCCTAGAAGACTTCAGCTTTATTTTTGAGCGGCCACTTGAAGGAGGCCAGCACGTAGCAGGAAGTGACACTATCATTGAGCCTCAGTTAGAAGATCTAGACGGACACGAAGCAGTTTCAGTCAAGCTTGTCTTTCCTAGAATGATAACCTCTAACGCGACTTTCTTCTCTACTTACAAAGCTGGCACTACTCAGAAAATGCTAATCAAATTTACAGGAGCTTTGATAGAAGACACTTCTTATTACACACTCGCTTTCTACTATCCCAGACTCAAGATCAAGTTTCCGAATTATGACGCTGAAGCAATAGTCAAAGCTGGATTAGAGCTTGTGGCTGAA